GTCACTCGCAAAGAAGAGGCTAAGAAGCAAGCATTGTTTACTCAGGTTCAGAAGATGTTCTTGAATGAACTGGCTAGAAACTCAGACCTTGTAGGCAACCCCGAAGAGATCCCACTCCCAGAAGAAGTACTGGAGCAGTTCGAGCGTACATACGTAGACAACAGAGCCATCAAAGGACAGGCTGCGTTGAACTACATCATGCAGCATCAGGAGATATACGACAAGTTCCAGAAAGGGTTCTTCCACTACCTGGTGACGGGTGAGGTGTACTCGCACAAAGGCGTGCGTAATGCAGAACCATTCTACGAGATACTTAACCCTCTTGATATAGACTTCGATAAAGACCCAGACATTGAGTTCGTGGAGGACGGGGACTGGGCCATCATCAGAAAGTTTGTGCACGCATCAAGCGCAGTGGACATGTTCAGCCCGTATCTCACGCCTGAACAGGTGTTGCAGTTGGAGAACCCAAAGCAGCAGTCTACTGAGTCTTACTTGTTGTACAGATCAGAGGCTACAGGGTCAGATGACAACATCTATAGAAACAGACTTATCGAAGTAGTTACTGTATACTGGAAGTCACGCAAGCGCATTGGGTTCTTGTCTTACAAAGACAAAGTCACAGGAGTCATCGAAGAGATGCAGGTTGAGGACGGATTCCGTATCCCGCAAGAACTAAAAGAACAAGGAGCTAAGATTAAATACGAGTGGGTCAATGAGGTGTGGGAAGGCACGCGTATAGACGGGGACTTCTACATCAAGATGAACCCCATCTCCAACCAACGTACATCACTTGACAACCCATCACTCTGCAAACTACCAGTCAATGGACGAAAGTACTCAGACATCAACGCTGACAACATATCAATTGTATCACTGGGTGTCCCATTCCAGCTCAACTACAACATCTTTAAGTATAGAATGGAGTTGGCGATCGCAAGATCAAAAGACATCATAGCCCAGTTTGACATCAACATGATACCCAAGAAGTGGGACATGGATAAGTTCATGTACTTCGTAGAAGGTACAGGTATCGCGTGGGTAGATTACAACAAAGAAGGGATACAGCTGTCACCGCAGCACCAGTCTGTACTTGACATGTCTATCAAGACAATCGACCAGTATCTCAACCTTCTCGAGTCCATCATGCAGGAGTGGGAGAAGATATCAGGAGTCAACAGACAAAGACAAGGTGGTATCGGGCCGTACGAAGGCAAGGCTACATCACAGCAGGCAATCGTACAGTCATCGCATATCACCGAAGACATCTTCCGTAAGTATGCACGCTTTGAACAACGTGAGTTGCAAGGCTTGATCGATTACTCGAAAGAAGCCTGGCTCTCAGGTAAAAAGGCCATGTACGTTATGCCTGACATGACTACTGAAATGATCGACATCGACTCTATGCAACACATGGAGACAGAGTACGGCATCTTCGTGTCTGATGCAGGTAGAGACCAAGACAAGCTTGAACAAGCTAAGATGTTGTCTCAGTCTATGATTCAGAACGGGGTACCAGCTTCTGCAGTACTTGACCTGTTCGATACTGAGAACTACGCAGGCATCAAGGATAAGATCAAGAAAGCTGAGAAAGCACAGAAAGAGTTGGAGCAACAACAACAGCAAGCTCAACAGCAAGCTCAAGTTGAACAGCAGAAGACTCAGCAGATGCAGATACAGCAGCAGGCTGTCGACAAAGAGAAGGACAGACAGTTGCAGATCGAGTTGGCGCTTATCAAAGCTGAAGCTTCAGACAATCAGGATAGGCTGAACATTGACATGGCCAAGATGCAGCAGAACTTTGAGATAAAGCAGAGAGAGCTAGATCTTAAGCAGCAAGCCCTTAACAAAGAGGGTGACCTAAGACCTGACGGAGAATGACAAACGCTGATCGTAGGAGATTGCTAGAGGAGTTTAGAGCATCCGGTATGGAGGGCTCTATACTTGACGTATACAAGGCCTACGCTCAGGGTACCGATTTGTTGGCTGAACATAGACAGCAACAAGAACAGGCTAAGCCGCTGGTTGCAGAAACGCCTGAACAACAGAAAGAAGGGCTGAGGCCCTACCACAAAGCCGGGGAGTTCAATCAAACTATGGTCTTCCCTGACGTCCCTCCTAATACCCCGTTCAATACGATAGGTATGAAAGCACCTATCAACATTAAGAAAGTAGATGAGCAGGGACATCTGATACAGTCATACGAGAATGTACCCCCCGGCATAACCAACTTGCCTACGGGACCAAATCACGGTACCGTGATAGAAACCCCAGCTACGTATCAAAAAGGGGGAGAAGTAAAAAAGATGCAGACTGGTGGGGCTAAGGACGATAATAAAGAGGAGAAGCAAAAAGTATCCTTGACGTGGTCAGAAAAACACAAGCTGGATAAGAATACAGTTCCAGGCACCAGAATCATGACGTTTGAAGACGGCACTCAAATGCCCGTCTTGTTAGGGACAGCAGAGGTAGTAGCAAAGAAAGACAGGAAAGGACTAGACTCTGTAGAAGACGCTGTTAAAAGAACGGGGTCAGGCATTGTAGGAGACTACGCCAAGACAGATAAGTCTAAGCGGGAAAAGTTTGAGTCTGGGGTAAGAGAAGACATCAATACTGCAGGCAACAACATGATAAACGTAGCTACAGATGCAATGTCATGGCCGGGTAGAGTTACTACAGGCGCACTCCTCAATGCTGCTACAGGAAAGAAAATAAATACAAACCCGTTTGCCTACACAGATGCAGCCAGAGGTATAAAACAAGACAACTACTCCCCATCTACAACACTAGGCCTAACTGGGGCTAAAGCAGTAGCAGCAGATATAGCATTTGATCCTGCAGGTGCATTTATGACGGGAAAGGGTGCCCTAGGACTGTTTAGAGCCCCCGCTAGATTTGGGTTGACCTACTCTAAAGTTCCTTTTGGGTACGGTAAAAAGGCTCTGGGCCCAAAAGAAACTTTGCAAAGTGTATTCAGCAAGAAGAAACAAGTAGAAAACATATTCCGGGCACACAGGGGCAGGGGCATAAATCCGATTGTGCCGTATGATAGAATACCAAAAAATCAACGAGATCAAATTGAAAACAGAATTGATGCAGTTCGGTTAAGTCTTGGAAAAGAACAACGGTATGGTTCATACAAACCTTCCGGAGTCAGCGGACGAGAGGTTAAGCTAAGAGACCCTGACCAACTTGACTTTGCAGCGTCCAATGTAGGAGACATTCAGATACCCAAAGCTGTAAAGAAAGATTTGATTGCACGAGGAAAATGGACAGCACCTCTCTCAGATGAATGGAAACATGGACCTAAGATACCATTCGGGGAACACCTGGCAGCTGGTAAAGCAAGTCTTAAAGGAAATAAAGGTGTATCTGTAGGATACACTGATGACCTATATGGTGTGATGGGTGGATACAGAATAGAGACAACCCCAATGAATAAGGGTATGAGAGTAGATATGGTTGATGACTGGGATCTCCAACCGTTTCAACAAGGAACAACCTCTCCACTCTTGGACAGACTTCCTGATAGAGCTAAAAGAGCAATAAACAAACTCCCAGAACGGGCAAAAGATAAACTCTTCAATACTGAGGTATTTGAAACGCTGGGCGGAAAGCCTATAAGAATACGACAAAGCTTTGATGTACACGCTGATCAAGGAAGGCTAAACATTTCACTCCCCGGCAGCTCTGAACCTTTGATATCTAGAGCAGGAGCATCACGAGGACCCCAACCAATTAACTTAGATAAAGCCGCTCCAGGCTACATATCTTTTGAAGATATGAAAGCTTACGAGTTTGGACTTAACTCGCTCAAGTCACTACGTAGAAGAGGAGGAATGATAGATAGACGAAAGAAGCGCAGAAAGCGCAAGTGATATATAATAATAGCAACTGTATAAAATAATTTTACAGAAATACAAACCAAACCCATTAATATTTTTGCGTAATGTCAGACCCAAACAACAAACTAGACTTTAGCGCCATTACCTTCGACAGTGTCGTTGGAGAAGGCGCACCAGGACTGGAAACAGTCGAACAGGAGCCTCAAGACGTTGAGGAATACTACGACGATGATGACATCATCGACGAAGACCCTAGAGAATATGGAGACGAAGACTTCGAAGACTATGTCGATGAGGACGACGACTACGATGACGATGACGACACCGTAGAAGACGACTACGACGACGAAGATGATGAGGAAGATGACGACGAAGAGTTTGAAGACGAACTCACCGAAGACGAATACGACGATCTCCCCATCGCAGATAAGATCTCTGATATTCTCGGATTTGAATTAGAAAATGAGTATGCCGATACTGTAGAGGGGCTCACCAGCTTTGTCAGAGATATGTCTGAAGAAGTTGCAGAAGCACAGCTGCAAGATCTGTTTGACCAGTACCCAGAGATACAAGCTCACCTCGACTTTGTGTTGGCTGGCGGAGACCCACAGGAGTTCTACGCTGCAAACAACCCACAGTCAGACTACAGCCGTATCGAGCTTAGGGAACAGGATGTGACTCTCCAACGCGCTATGCTTGGTGAGTACTACAAAGCAATGGGCCACCAAGATGAGTTTATCCTCGAGATGCTCAACGATTTCGAAGAAGGTGGTAAGCTGTACAACAAAGCATTGATAGCACAAGGAGAACTTACTGCAATGCAAGAGCAGCAGAGAGAAGCTTTGTACCAAGAGCAACTTGAGGCGCAAGCGTACGAAGAGCAGGTGCAAGAAAACTTCTGGGGCGATGTAGCAGACTACATCTCAGAAGACAATGAGTTTGCAGGTATAGTGATCCCAGACTCAGATAAGCAAGACTTCTTCGATTACATCTCTGCCCCCGTAGACGAGGAAGGCAATACTCAAAGAGACCTAGACTATGCTGATGCCAACATCGACATCAAGCTCGCAATAGACTATCTCATGTATAGCGGATTTGATCTCGGAGATATCATCGACACGAAAGCACGCACGCAAAGTGTCAGGAATCTCAGAGAACGTATTCAGTCTAACGAAGAGAGAGTCAAGAGCGCTCGTAAAGCTCAGCGTAGACAACCATCATTTGATCCAGATCAACTGGACATAAACGCGCTTTTTTAAGCATAACCTTTTAAAATAAACAATCATGGCTTTGATGCAGGTACTTAAAACGTACTACAATGACCAGCAGATGACCGACACAAACTCGTTGGTTAATGCTTTGATGGAGAAGCCCGAAGAGCTCTCTCCCATCATTACGCACTTGGCCGGACGTGAAGAAAAGAAGTTTCCTCTTTCCTTCTTGACTGAAGGGGTTGGTAACACGAAGTCAATCAATAGATTTGAATTTGAGTATCGTGTCAAGACCCATGAAGTTAACGTTCGCCCAGTGGTTTCCGCAACTGTTCCTACAGGTGTGGCTTCCGGTGCCACGTTCACTATCGTTTTCCCCGACAAGTGGTTTATTGCCCCTTACACTCTCGTTTCTAACACGGGTACTTTGGCAAGAATCATGAAGGACCCTGTAGCTGTAGGCAACGGCTACGAGTACACTTTGCAGTTGGTGTCTCCTGACGGAACCATCGCTGCTGGAGAGTACGCAGTGGGTGCACTCTGGGGAATGTTGTATGCGAACGTCGGTGTTGACTTCTCACGCGGTAACGCTTCTAACTGGACAGCTCCCGGGTTGGTCCGTTCTAAGATCGGTACTGTACGTAAGTCTTACCACTTCTCAGGCAACGCTAAGGATTACGTAGCAGAGTTCACTCTCCCAACTAAGGAGGGTTCTTCTACTAACCTCTGGATGGACTACGAGGAGTACCGTCACATGCTCAAGTTTAAGGAAGAGTGTGAGATGTACTACTGGTACGGAGCTAAGACCTACGATGAGAAAGGATCTAACAGAATGTTGGACGAGAACGGTCAACCAGTTATTTCTGGTCCTGGCTTGTTCGAGCAGATCATCAACAAGGATACTTACTCTACGCTCACTCAGAAGAAGATCGAGGACACCATTGGTGACTTGTTCTACGGTATGACTGATGCTACGGAAAAGCAAGTGACTTTGTACACAGGTATCGGTGGTGCACGTGAGTTCGATAAGGCTCTCCGCAACTACTACTCTAACGGTGTTAGCTCTAGTTCTATGAACCAGACTAACTCTTACCTGAAGACCACTGAGTCTAAGTTCATCACGGGAACGGGTCGTAACCTCGGTATCACCGGTTACTTCACGTCATACGACCACATCGATGGTCACCGTGTGAACGTTGTGAAGGTCCCATTGTTCGACCACGGTCCTGTTGCTCAGGCGTCTAACAAGCACCCTGAGTCTGGATTGCCACTCGAATCATACAGAATGGTATTTGTTGACCAGTCTTCTTACGACGGAGAAAACAACCTCCAGATGTTGCAGAAGAAGGGTCGTGAAATGTTGCGCTGGTGTGTCGCTGGTTCAGTTGTGCCTAAGGGCTTCACTGAAACTGACACTCGCGCTAGTGATATAGACGGTGCTTCTGTGCACATGCTCAAGACAGCTGGTATCCTGCTTCGCAGATTCGATACTTCGCTCGACTTGCAGTGCACTGCATCGTAATTTGGTGTTTGGTTTGCAAAGGGGGGAGCTGAAATGTCGGCTCTCCCCGATTTGCAGCCAAGACTAGTTTATTCTTAACTCAAAAGAACATGAAAAAAGTTATAATCAGACGCAAAGAAGTCCTCGGCCACCTCCCTAAGGAGATCAGAGCTGCGGCAAAAATTACGATCGGCTCCATCTACGTCGGAAGACAACCTCTTAGAGGGGTAGAAGGAGAAGAAGCACACAAGTTGTTGTCAGGTATACTCGATGTACCACCAGGACACGAAGCTTGGCCACGACTTGAAAAGGATTTTTGGGCCAGTATGGCGCTTAAGATTCCATTCGAAGGAAAAGAACTGGACATTACAGTAGATGAAGAGGGTAATCCCCACAACGTAATGGACTACATCACCTTCAAGTGGTGCAAGAAGCACAGACAAGTAGCCGAAACAAAAGAAGAAATGGAAAGAGTAGGTGGGAAGAAGTTCTACATCTACGATCCAGAGAGAGATCTCCTCAAGAAGAACGCTAAAGTGAAAGTAGGTAAGGAAGCAGATAAGGAATTCATCAAAGCATCAGCAGATGTTGCTAAGATGCGCAGACTTATCAGACTTCTCAGCAAGGGTAGCAACCCAGAGAAGCTTACGGACGTTGAAGTAGAGAATTCTTTGTACGAGCTCAAGAGCAGTGAGCCTGCAAAGTTCCTCAAGCTCGCACTTGATAAGGATCTCGACCTTAAGGCAGAGATTGAAGAGATGGTTAGCAAGGATGTCTTGCGTAAAATCGGAAACCAGTACATATACGGGGACGAGACCATCGGAGAAAACCAAAATGACACCATAGTTTACTTTAAAAACAAGAAGAACTCAGGAGCGGTCAACGCTATGAGAGCTCAATTGAAGACACTAGCGTGACAATACAAGAGATGCATATAGCTGTCAACCTGGGGGTGCAAAAAGTCGCATCTTTCCAGGTTGACAATCTCTTACCTGAAGAGATTGACCATGAAATCAACATGGCCGTACGCAGATTCATCAATCAGCGCTACAATCCCATGTCTAACCCTAAAGGAAAAGGGTTTGAGCAATCTCAAAAGAGGATAGACGACCTCAGAACTCTACTCGAGGACTATTCTACGTCTCTATCTGTAAAACAAAACATTGAAGCAGTAGGATCGGGTAGCTATTTCGGGGCCGTCTACTCAGCTACAGGAAATAAGACCATAAACTTGGAGAGATTCAAGCTTCCTGTAGACTATATGTACTTGATCAACATAAAGAGCACCCTTGCTATAAACTGTAACAAGGTGATGGCTTTTGAGGAAGTAAATACGACTGACAGATTTCTGAGAATTCCTATAGACTCTGGAAAACCTGGAAACGTCATAAGAGAAGTGTCGGTAGCTAACGGTCAGGGTAACCTTGAGGTTATCTGGAGCACCATTGGTAGCAGAACTAGCTTAGAGGAACTGCTGAACCCCCTCATGTGGGCCGACGGGTACGTACCCGGCAGATCTTACCAAGATGGTTTGGCTGATATGTTCTCTAACTCAATAACATCCGACTCACCTCATGCGGACGGTAACGAGATATACCTCAGCTACCCAGTAAAGAGACTATCAGATGGGTCAGGGCAGGCAAAACCACATCAAGTACAAAACTCAACAGATGGGTTGTACGATGGGATCTACGCTTTGATAAAGTTTGCCCCTCCTTACCAGGCAATGACCCAAGAGAACACAATAGAGAGAAAGATTTTCCAATCTCCAGAAGTGTCGTACAAAGTAAATAGAAAGGCTGACCTAAGTCAGAATCACACTAGGATAACTAGACAACTTTGCAAGGCAGTCCAACACGATGACATATTTGCATTGCTTGATGATCCGTTTAACACTGCAAAAACGGACAACATCATGTACACGATGCAGGAAAATTTCGTAGATTTGTACTCTGACGTACATACGATACCTCTCAACGTAACTATAAAGTATTTACGCAGACCTGTAAATGTCAACTTAGCTGAGGGCATAGGCTGCGAACTGGCAGAGCACACTCATCATGAGATTGTGGAGATGACAGTTAAAAGCATCTTGGAGTCATTCGAGTCTCCAAGATATCAAACGCAATCTGGGGAGGTCCTAGAGAGCGAATAATTTTTGTTGAACGCCATTAAAACTATAATATCATGGCTTCTAATCTTTCACAAGTCTTTGTCACGCACGCCGATCTGGAAGGTGCAGGTACAGACTTCGCAGGCGTAACTGGATCTTCAGGAGGCGCCCAAAACGTAGGTGTGTGGTCTTTAGACCCAACTGCGGGTTACATTTCAACAGCACTCTTCAGTGAAACTGTCGTCGGAGATGGCGCAACTGTAGATGCAACAGGCGGCGCAACCGAGCCAATCGACGGAGCAATTAGCCTTCCCGGCGGTATCTGGAAATACAACAGACTTCAGTTTGTTCAGGGTGCAGACGGTAATCCCATCGCATCACCTATCATTAACACAGGTGACATTAACTCTATTCGGTACGAGAAGCACGTAGCTTCTGCAGGTGCTAAAGTTGTTCAGCTGACTGCTGACGTTGGTGCTAGCTTGGGTGATAACGCTAATGATGACATCGAGTACAAGTTTGTGATCAGAACAGCTCCTACTAACTACTTGAGCTTCTCTGAGCCTTTCAACTCTTTGAATGATTTGAGTGGTGCGGGTAAGGTGTTCCCATTGGGTGCATTCAACACCACAAACCACAAAGTCATCTCTATTGAGTCTGTTAAGTCTAGCCGTGCAACTGAAACGGACGACGATCTCTGGGCAGACGTCAAAAGCTTGATCGAAGGCAACCACCTCTTGAACAATTTGTTCACAGTAACAATCGTTGCTAACACAAGCATGACTATTACGTCTAGATTCTCTGGTGTTGAGTTTGATCTCATCGCTAGAAACATCACTGATGACACTGCAATTCCAAGTGGTACTTACACTGGTGGCACTGTCGGTGTTGGTAACGGATGGCAGGTCCTCCAGGACGAGAAGCGTTGCCGTGGACGTCAGGGAGACTTCAACAGAATGTACTTCCCAATCGAGCCTACTCAGTACGTTAACACTTCGTACAAGTACGATCGTTTGACGATTTCATACAACAACTCCAACTTCGCTACTGGTGCGGCTACGGGCATTGCTCCGCAGAACGGAACCAACGAATTGGTTATCTACGCAGCAGATAGCGCTACTGCTTTGCAAGCTGGCGACTTGGCCAACTTCGAAGCAGCCTTCGGTATTGCTCTCGCTACTAACGAGAACCATATCTGGAGATACTAATCTAATATGGGGGGCACATAGGGTGTCCCCCTTTATTACTCATCATCATGGCAACAAGATCTGTATACTCAGGAAAAAGAGTTTTGGTAGCATCCCCTGGAGCAGCTAGAGGGACTACCTACACCGTAACTGTAGAAAACATGTACACCGGCGATACCATCTCACAGAAGGCTCGCACCAAGAAGGGTAAGGTTGTTACTGCACTTACGATGAACTCAAGCGGAGTATTGAAGACAACCATAGACGATGGTAGGGGTAATAGAAGCGTTGAGTATTCAGTAGGTACAGCTGATATACAGTGCTGCATCGCTAAACTGGTGCACGATGCAATACATTGCACATGTAAGTGCGATAAGTGCAAAGAGGACCTCAAGCTTGCGGAGAAAATCTATCTCCTGCTACAAGCTGCTGTCTTTGCTGCAACAAACGGTAGACAAAACGAGGCTAACGATATGTACCGTAAAGCAAAAGAATTTTGCCAAGAGCGTTGCGCTTGCGGCTGCTAAACCTTACCTATGGCTAGAGTTACCGGATTTGCTCACAGACAGACAGGCAGGGCAATGCCTGTCTTTACTTTCGTGGAGGCGTTTGCAGCCAGTCCTTTTGATATTGTCCTGCACGCTTCCTCATATCAGGGTACTGATGTAAGATACCTAGAGGATACAGTTTTAGGCTACGATGGATGGACCTCTGCTGACCTTCTTACGTACGACGGAGGGAGTGGAAACGGAGGTACAGGGCTTATAGGTGATTTTGAGTACGGGCTCTTCAACAAACCAAGAAGAGAACTGGTAGGAATACAACCTACTTCCATAAAAATTAAAAGATCGGACCTTACTATAGTTACTATAACAGGTAAGGCTCTAGGCGACTACATTGAGAAAACCGAGTACCGATACCTAGTAGACGGACACTTAGCTATAAAAGTATACCTCATAGATGCCTTATACGCACAGGTAGCAGATGGAGACATTGTTATCTTAGAAGGATGCTTGTTGCTTCAGGGAGGAAGACAGGACCTAGGGATAGTAAACAAAAAACAGGTACCATTCGTACTGTCTGGAATACCAGAAGGTAAAACCGTTACCAATCATAATCCTGAAATAGACGTTAACACCTTCCTAAACCCAGGAGCTAGCGGAGACTCCAACATAGGAGCTAGAGTGAGAGTTCTAGACATGGGTAATGTTGGAGCAAGCGGCATAGAGTGGAACTCGGTACGAACAAAAACAAAGTGGCTTAACGGTACTATAGGAACTGCAGGCTCATCAGCTCTTCCTCCACAGTTTAAAGCTGCGGCTGACGAACCTGTCCCAATCACTGTGCCTTCAGATGAACACTTTATAAGACAGGCTACATACAACCGTAGAGGTCCAAAGGCTAGTTTCAGAAAACTAGATATATGTAGAGATATAAATGACTGCGCTGATCCTCAAGGTGGTAGAACATCAACGATTACAGCAGACAACAGAGGAACTAGAAAACCAGATCAATTCAGTCTGTTCGAACTGCATTCGGGAATCCCAATTATTGACTCCGACAACGATGGGGGACTGGGTTATGGATCTTATGCCTGGAAGTATGTTGTAGGTCCAACTTATCAGGACCCTAAATACGGTACAAGTTTTATCCCAGGAGCTAGCAAGGCCCCATTTTCACTAGGAGGAGATTTTGTACCAACAGGAACTCAGCTCCTTCAAACACCAGCTCAAGGTGCGTCATCGGGTTTAGGTTACCTAGATGCTGTCAGCCAGAGGCCGGCATCTAGCTGTGAAAACTTCAAAGTACACCCTCAAAACGGAGTGTACAGAAGTCCTTATTATCCGCATGCTCAGTCTGAGTTCATGCATTACGTGACGTATTACAAGTGGGAGAGCACTAACCTTGCTGTAGAAAGTGCTAACAACTATGCCCCTACAGCTTCTGCAAATGGGTCAGCTAGTGCAATAAACACAACCAATACGAACGAGTTTTCATGGTATGCTTCTTGGGTATTTCAGAGCACACTGTTTGCCTATGGAGTAGATCCAAATACAATAGGACAAACTACTCTACCAGGAAGTGACTACTCTACTGTAGGAGCTTTGGACGGAGCTTTGATAGGAGAAATAGGATGGCAAGACTTTATTGCAAATGCTCTGCACATGAGTGCAGATCCAGACAATCCAGGACCTCATAACTATGGTTCTTACATATCGACAGCGGAAAACCAGGCACTGGTACCTGCCTATGATAAATTGTTCTCTGGAGTGTACCATGCTACCAGAAGCCAGCAAGGGGTCTACAATCTTTCTAGAACACGTGGACTCCCAACAAGTGGCGGGGCTGGTGGATTTACCCCACCACCAAATGGACCAGGATCAAACCACCCATCCGTACAATCTACAGGAGGTTCAGTAACAAACAGCTTAAGCAGTGGAAGACTGTATACCTACACGGTATTTATATATGCTGAAGCTCCACAAAGATATACATTCGAAAACAGCCAAAATTATGAGCCTTGGGCTTCGTCCTCTGACGAAAGTATGATTGATGCGTATGGCGCTGTGGGGGCCTGGAATAGCTCAGGAGGTAATGAAGTAGACCATAGAGTAAAGTATACCATATCTAATGGCACAGGAGGCAGCGGAACGTTCCCACCAACCTACATGATCAGCAATCCTTCCGTAAACGGGCTAACGGCAGTCAGCTGTATAGACAAAAACTCTAAGAAAGGATGGGACGACATATACAGTGTTGAAACCCCAAACCAAGTAGTTAAACGTAGGAACAATTCTGTTTGTAACCAAGCTGAGGACTATACTAGATGTGGATGTAAGAGTGTAGTTGAACCTTTGCCTTTAGGAGAACTTGGAACACAGGACCCCAACATAACTGAACTGCAAAGATTTGAGACTGTAATAGTATATCCCAGAAATATAGTAGACTACGAGTCTTCTAGTACAGAGACTGGGGGTGCTGATTCATTCCCATCACTGTTGTATATAAACTCCTACTTCTCAGTTAGTGGTGGCGGGAATGCTGCATCTGGATATGCGGGTGACTTCCTACTTACCTCAACTGCTTCTGATGTTCACTTCAGAACTACAACCAATGTTACGCAGACTGTAAAACTTTCAGACTATAATGGTGGGAATACAAATATACCTTACACAGGAATATTCCAAGAAGAGTTCCTAGGAGGGAGTGATGCAACTCTTGGGGTGACTACTAACAATGACACCAACACCTTTACATACAAGTACTTCCCTGGGAGAGATGCATTCATCAATTTAGACGAACTGCAGTTCTTCACTCACGATGAACTTGCCGAAGCAAGAGTATTTGCAACAATAGGTGGGTCTGGATACAATTCACCAAACACCGGCGACGATATACCGCACAGACATATATTAATGTTTGCTGCAGAGAATGTAGCAACTGCAGGGACTGATCCCAGAAGAGCTCACGTGGATCTTGGGTGGCAACAAAGCTGGGAAAATTCTCTGGTTGAGTGCTCAGTTCTGTCCTTGGGTACCACAACAGAATGCAGTGGTCCTAAAGAAAACGATCCTCCTTACAGAATAAGAAAATTTGTAATCGTAGGAGACGAAAGCATTGACTTAGGGTTTGAAGATGCTGACGGCGACGGTAATCCAGATAATGCAACTGCAGGATGTACAGACGAGGACGCTATAAACTTTAACCCGCAGGCCAATGACGATGACGGCTCCTGCTACTACTGTACCACATCTTTGGTTAGCGGAGTTGGGACCAACCAGTACTCCTTCATGCAAGCAGTCCCGTTCCTGTTAAATCTAACTCCAGGAAACATAGACAATAGTGGTGGAGCACCACTGATGGGGATTGCTCCTGCTACAGCAATAGGTAACCTAACTAACCAGCTTAACAACGTACCCCCTTTACCAGGTGGGGAGATATACGAATGGCAGGACGGCAACCTATTCAATGCAATAAACACTTCAGAGAACGCACTGATAAGCGGTCTGACACCTGGTAGCCCAAATACTACATTCTCATACTTCGTCCTGAAGCATGATAACCTTCTTGATCGTGTCGTAGCCGCATCAAATGCAGGATCTATCCAGCAGACTACAACAACAAACCTATCTGGCACGTACCAAACTGCTCTCAATACGATAATAGCAGGCAGTGACCCCAGCGACTGGGTGTGTCAGATATATACGTATGAGCAGTGGGAACAAAGAATTGCACCTGCAAGCACGTATGGTAATGGATGGGCAGTAGAAAGTAATGGGGATGGTAGCACTGTTGGGCAAACCAATGTATACTACGACATATTTGGTAACTATTCAGGGATTGGGCTAGCTGTCAATGGCAATGGAGATCCTGTAACAGCTGTAGCATCTCTATCTAACCAAGCTACTGCTGGGGGAAGCTTCTACTTTAGCAACTTTGATCCCAGTGATCTTTCAAACGTAACTGATATCGGATTGAAGGCGGGTCAGCAGTACGTAGCAGTATTGAGGTTCCACCCTAGAAGATTCTGCGGAGACAAATCATTCTACTACTTTGCCTACAACTTTTTTGTAGAGTACTGCGAATGTACAGACCCACTTGCACTTGATGTAGGAAACTATGCAGATGCAACAAACCCACCGTGGGTAGGAACAGTGTGGGAGGGCGAAAGCTTCTACCCAGGAGTAAACATGCCCGCAGACCAAGTCAACACCTCTGCTATACCAAACGGAGGGTCTGGTGCTTTGCCAAGTAACTTCTGTGTTACAGGTGAGGTAGGCACCACAACAGGATTGCTTAACAATAGAATATGTGAGTACCAAGGAGAGGACGAGTCAGTCTCTTGTGCTAACTTCTACTCCTGGTGTCTTACTGATATACGTACTGATTGTGTAGGCCCAGACGCAGATGGTAATGTGTACGGGGAAGTAAACTTCGAAGTACTTATCGATGGATTCTTTGTACAATCTGACCCAGGTCAGACAGGTACGCTTGGAGATTCTTACCAATTGGAAGACCCAGAAACAGGGTTTGCATTCTACTACCTTGTTACAATAACTATTGATGGGGTACAAGAAGAGCAGATAGCTTCTCATGTAATCGACGGAGGAGGCTATGTACCTAACCCGGACATAGTTATAACAACGCAAGCTCAAGATACATTCCAAGGAGCAATTGCTGTAATAACTGCAGGGCCGTATGACTTTGACCAAGGTATAGACGGATCGGTGGGCGAAGCTACAGTTCAAGTAACACTTCAAGCTACCCATCTTGTCAATAACAGTGGAGATCTAGTGCCGCTGTTGGATGTAGTAGATTATCTAGTAGATAGCAACGGTGATCCAGTAAACACTATATGCCCGCCAGAACCCATAACATATGTAGCAAGTGCAGCAGACTGTGAAGACCTAGTCTTTGGGTGTATGGATGAAACAGCAATTAACTTCAACCCTAATGCAAACTCAGATGACGGTAGCTGTGAATACATACCATGCGAAGAAGTATTCAATGAAGCACTGAACTCAGTGTTCATTACAGATGTGGATTCTACTCCAGCCACCATGACCTGCACTGAGATTACACCTGACGACGGAGGTGATCCCTACAACACCTATGTACCTAACTATGATGGTACTATGACGATCACAGTGCAGGACTTCTCAGCATCAAGCCCTTCGGGCGCACTCGGTAACAATACAGGAAACTTCACGCTGTTTGTTTACTACATGGGAGGACAGGGTAACATCAATGCTGTAGGTGATGCATTAGCCTACTATGACGCAAACGCAGCACTCATTCAAGGATTGGGTGAGGGTGAGTTTGAAAGTCTACCAGGTCAACCGGGAGCCTTTATTGGGGTAGGAGACATGCAACCTGATACCATAACTAACGGTGATCCATTTGGTATAGGAGAGAGCTTGACGGGTGCGGAATATGATATTCTGGTTCCCATAGAATCAATATTTACGGGAGCAGGTAACAACCTTACGGGTGGTCAGTACCTCATATTCTTAATACCTCACATCGACATTACATCTATAGGTGACGGATACGGGGGACTAGAAGACTGTGTTACAGAGTTTGGTCAGTTTGCTGACGATCAGACTTACCACGTCATAGATATGACAACCAACACAGATGACTGCCCGCAACCGTGTAACCAGTTCGTAAATCCAGATGACTGCCCCAACAACGTTAACGGGTGTACAGATCCAGGTGCTGAAAACTATGACCCTGAAGCAACAATAGATGATGGTACTTGTGTGTACTGTGTAACATGTGACTTCTGCGATTTGTACCCAACTCACCCAGAATGTCAGTTGTGTGACAAGCGTACGGATGATACTGTAACAGCGGGAAGTAGAGGATTTAGCGAAAGCCTTAGAGATTGTGAGGGTGGGGATAAATGCTGTGCAGATCAGACGGCAACTAACTACGACCCCGAATGTAGAGGAGAAAACGCAGACAACAGTAAATGTACTTATGCATGTAATGGTGTTGGGTGTACAGATTGTGAAGACGATCCTACAGGCGAGAGCTGCGTAGAAGATCCCTGCCCAGATCCTAACAATCCAGACTGTGTAAACCCACCAGTGGTAAACTGTTTGGAGACAGGAGACTGTCCATGCGTTGGTTCAGACTGCAACCCAGAGTGCTTGCTTAACCCAGAATTGTGTAATCCTGGACAGCAGCCATGTGAGCAGAGTGTCGCCAACAACGAGTGTGACCCTATTGAGCAGTTCACTACAACTACAATTGTCTGTAACCCGATCTTCGACGATCCCGCCCTCAGCCAAGAATACAACGCAGATTGGTTAACAAACGTACTGATGTCATGCGCTAGTGGTGATGCATTGAAATACATGTTCCGACTTAAGGCAGGCATACAGTTGGATGATGTAGATACTACAAAGCTGGCTCTTATTGCATACTTGTTCATAGAAGGATCTAAGAACAACCTAGACTGCTTGTTCGACTGCGACAACTACGAGTCTGGCGTAAGAAGAGATGGAAAGGTAAGAGGATTCAGCAACAGAATGAAAGAAACTGACTGCAACGCGAAGTGGGCTTCTGGTAGATACCAGAGATTTGCCGCAAGCAGCACATACAGAAAGGGAACTACCGTTAAGTACACGAGAATGGTAAACGGAGTTCTCGCCTCTAGCTTCTACACTGCAAAGTCAGACTGGTCACCTGGAATGGCACTGCCTGGTATAACAGCGAACAAAAAGGACAGAGTGTGGGAAGCGTGCATTAACGTTAAGTTCCAGAGCGGGGGTAACCCAGAAAACTACTTCCAGACATTCGTAGACTTCATCAAAAGATACTGCGACAACTGTGAGATAGACCCATTTGCAAACTCGGGCATCTATGAAAGCAACGAAGGACAGGGCATTGGTCCCAACAACAGAACCCAGAACTTTGGAGGTAATTCAACAATAGGATTCCAAGACGAAGATGGGAACGAAATAATATTCTAAAATGGCTAAAAGAGTTACATCACTACCGACAAAATCTAAAAGGGATACTACGTCAGACGACGTACTGCTCCTGTCCAATGGAGCCACAGGCAGATCATTTCAGATGCCTATCACAGACGTATTCCCTAAACTGAACAATGGGACACTTGCACATAACAATGGTGCAAACAGCACATCCCTAGTCAACATAGGAAACTCGTCAAAGCTTTTTGTAGGGGGCGGAAGTGCAGACACTGCGACTGGCACAGACAACAATACACTGATCTTTAAAGGATTCAGAGTTGACTATGACGGAAACACTTCAATGCCAAGTGCTGGAGAGCACAATAGTTCAGTGTGTCCAATACAGATTATTGAAGAAACAGACGCCAACGACACTACGAAGGGTAACATCCTTCTGGCGTGGGACCCTTCTAACTATGACCTTAGCAACTTTAGGAACACTACCAATGAGTACCTGACTACAGTTACCCTTACTACAGATGTAGCTGGTATTCTTCCAGAAACAAACGGTGGTACAGGGTTGTCCTCTATTGTAAAAGGTGGGGTGTTGTTTGGTAACGACACAAATGACATACAGCAAGTCACACCTACAGCAAACGGTCAGGTTCTCATACACAATGAAACCACAGGTAAGCCTGCATGGTCTACATTGACTGCCGGCACAAATGTGTCAATAAACAATACTGCAGGTGCGATAGAGATATCTTCCAGCATTGGTAGTATAACAGCCAACGTAGACTTTGACGACAACAACCTGGGGATGGGCAGTGGTTGGATAAGCAACGACGTAACCAACGAAGGCATTAACATAGACACATCAGGTAAGGTCTTCATAGGTAGTGCTACCCCTACAGCTTACTTCACATCTGACCTCAACGTAGCCAACAACATTTCTCTGGGTACCACAGGCAGTAACAACCAAACCCTGTCGGTAAAGAACACCATCACTGGAGCGACATCCAACCTTACAATACAAGGCGCAAGTGCATCTGGTACAGGTAACGCAGGCGGAGACGTCACAATCAAAGCTGGAGACGGTGATACTAACGGTGGTGGGGGCGCACTGACAATTAACGGAGGCCGTAAAGCTGGTAGTGGTACAGATGGCAGCGTAAAGATTCGTACAGCAGATACTGATGCACTTACCGTAGACGAGTCTC